TGCGGGCACGGTGGTGGATATCGAACAGATCAACCAATACCTGCTGATTCTCACGCGATCGGGCAAGTTCTATTGGATGGTGCCCGGTGCGACGACGGTTGACCCGCTCGACTTCGCAACGGCTGAGTTCTCGCCTGACAAGGCCGTAGCCATCCGCCGCGTTGGTGACGAGTTCTGGATTTTCTCGGAAGACACGATCGAACCGTGGCAGTCGACTGGTGATGTCGACGCGCCGTTCCAGCGTGTCACTGGCCGCATCTACGAACGCGGCTGTTTGGCGAGGGACACGGTAAAGCGATTTGACAATTCGGTCATGTGGGTGTCAAATGATGGCGAGGTGTGTCGTGGTGGCGCAGTTCCCCAAGTCGTCAGCGATAACGGCATCGCTGAGCGCATTCGTAAGAAGGGGGGTGATCTATCCGCCTGGGTGTTCGGTCTAGACGGCCACAAGTTCTATGTCCTGAACATACCGGGACAGGGTTCTTTTGCTTACGACGCATCAACGCAGGCGTGGTCCGAGTTCGCTACGTCAGGGCGTACCGAATGGGACGCCCGTGTCGGATATGACCGTCAAGGTGCGGTATTCTGCGGATCGTCCGTTGATGGCGCGGTGTGGCGTCTGGATCCAGCCAACGGTACGGATGACGGGGGCATGATCGAGAAGGTCATCACCGGTACGATTGCGCTGCTCGGGAAGCCGCAGCGTAACGACAACATCTCAGTGGGCATCGGCGCATCTGGCGACACCACTATCCGCATTCGGTGGAAGGATGGTCAGGACGACTACCCCGACTATTACGAAGTGCTGGACGTTCGCGCGCCGTTCGACGCTTGCTCGCTGTATCGGTTGGGGCGCCCCGAGCAGCCTTATCGCACGGTTGAGATTAGCCACGTCGGACCGGAGCGTATCCGGCTGGCTGGTGCAGCGGCTAACCAAGCATGGCGCTAAAACCCTTACGCATCCCAACGCTAACGCAGGCGCAACCGATCGTGGAAACCGATCGCAAGCCGACCACGTATTTCCTACGCACGCTTAACGACATCCTGAAGTCGCTAGGCGATGCCGTCGTGCAGATTCAGCAGTTGCCGTTGATCCAGGAGGCGCTTGCCAATCTGGACGCAGCCACGCAGGCCGCACAGGCAGCGGCAGACGCGGCCAATGCAGCGGCGGGGGATAGCTCGGCAGCAGCAGCAGCGGCAGCGGCTCAAGCGGCTGCAAACGCCCGTGAGGCGTCGCTACAGGCCAGCTACATCGATCCAACGTCCGTTCTAAGCGCGAGCCCCACGACTATCACCATTGCGCCTCACACGCGCATCTATCCGTCCGCTACTGGCGGACCTTCCACGAGCGTATCGGTGGCGGGCGGAACGGTGACCGCGACCGGGGAGGGGGATACAGATTACGTGACATACAACGATGAACCGCGCTTAGGTGGAAACGTGACTTATGCCGTGACGACCACACCGCCATCGCAGACCAACTCCACGCACGTTGTTGGCGCTGTAGTGATTCCTACAACTGGCACGGTTGAGGGTGGCGAAGGTCCGCAACGTCCTGGGTTCGTGCGTCCGCGTGATGAACAGTTGCCGCTGGTATGATTGAGCGCGTAACAGATGCAGAGCGCGTTAACGAGATTGGCAACGATCCGTCCGTGCGTGCGCTGATGTTCCTTGGCGCAATGTATCCGCCCGATCATCTGGACTTCACGCCGTGGTGCGAGGATCCGCGTAACATCGTCCTGATAGACGGCGGGTTCGTTGCGATGTTCGTGTGGCGTGGGCCGGGGATTTATGAGTGTCATCTAATGGTCCGCAAAGATGCACGCGGCGCACACGCAATGCAGACGGGGCGCGATATGTTGGCTTATGTCCGCAAAGAGGGCGCGCATAAAGTCTGGGGGCAACCGTCAGTGTACAACCGCGCTGCGATTTGTTATATCCGACGCATGGGATTGAAGCCTGTTGGCTTTGGTCAAGACGCAATCGCCGGTGACGTGCAGTATTTTGTAACGGAAGGTCTCTAGATGCCACCAGTAGCTATTGCAGCGGGTATTGCAGCCGGTGGGTCGATCCTTGGCGGCGCCATCCAGTCCAGTGCCGCTAGCAAGGCATCCAAGAGGCAGCAACAGCAGGCGCAGTCCGAGCAGCAGCGCCTACAGCAGAACCAGCAGTACATTACCGGCCTCAACCAGCCGACGATCGATCGCGGTAACGCGGCGGGCAATCTCATTGGCGGGTTTCTGGGCACGCAGGGGGATAGCGGCGCGCAGGCGGCGCTTGCGACATATCGCGGATCGACTGGCTATCAGGACTTGCTCAACACTGGACAGGGCGCGGTTAACTCCAATGCCTATGCACGCGGGCTTGGCGCGTCCGGCGCCACTCTAAAGGCGCTACAGGCTAAGGGGCAGGCACTGGCGGATCAGTCGTCCGGTTCGTGGCTGAATGGCCTTCAGAACCTGTCTTCGCAGGGTCAGCAGGCCATTGGGCAGGTTGCTGGTGCTGCCACCAATACCGTCAACAACATCAACCAGTCCGGTCAGAACGCGGCTGCTGCTGCATCGAACGGTGCACTAGCTGGTGGCGCGGCATGGTCTGGGGCGCTTCAGAACCTTGCCAATATCGGTAGTGCTTATGCGGGTGGGGGTCTGGCATCAAGCTATGGCCAGCAGGCGCAGGGTCCAGCCATCGGCAGCACGCTACCGAACGGCATGCTTAACTTCAGGGGCTTCTAATGGCTGGCGTTAATTGGGGGCTACAGGGTCAGGGCTTCAACGCACTGGAGGCGTTGCAGACGTTCGGGCAGGCGCAGCAGCAGGGTATGCAGCGTCAGCAGATGGCGCTGAAGCAGCAAGAGATGCAGGCACAGGTTGCGGCGCGTCAACGGGCGGGCCAGCAGTTGGGCGAAGGTGACTTTGCCGGTGCCGCACAGACAGCGGCTATAGGTGGCGATTACGACTTCGCCAAGTTTGCATCCAGCGCGAGTGACGATCATCGCAAGCAGCTTGCTGAGCAGGCTGGCTTGATTGGCTCGCTTGCCGTTCGCTTGAAAGGCCAGCCACCTGAAGCACGCGCGCAGGCGTTTGCGGCACTGGCTCCGCAGTTGGCACAGCGCGGATTCGATCAGAACGAGTTGGCCAACGTCGACCTTAGCGACGTAGGACTAGACAACTACATCGCCATGGCCACCAGTGCAGATCAGGCGCTGAAGTCATATGCCGAGTCACAGAAACCGTTCGAACTATCGGCTGGCCAAGCGCGTTACTCGGCTGACGGTCAGGTGATCGCTCAGAACGCGCCATTGCCTAAGTGGCAGTTTGATAGCGAAAGCGGTTCGTGGTTGCAGGAGCCGGGTAGTGGTCCAGCCGGATACGCAGCGCCACAGGCACCACAAGCACAGCCGGGCGCGGGGGGCACGTTCCAGCGCATGATTGGCGCAGAGAGCGGCGGGCGACAGTTCTCGCGCAATGGCCAGCCGCTTACGTCATCGGCAGGCGCTATCGGGATGGCGCAGGTAATGCCGTCGACCGGGCCTGAAGCTGCGAAGGCGGCGGGTTTGCCATGGGATCCAGATCGCTTCCGCAACGATCCCGAGTATAACTCGCGGCTGGGTAACGCCTACTACCAAAAGCAGTTGCAGGCATTCAATGGTGACGAGGCCAAGGCTGTTGCTGCTTATAACGCAGGGCCGGGGCGTATCCGTCAGGCTGTGCAGCGCAGCGGCGATGCTTGGCAGGAGAGCATTCCTAGCGAGACTCAGGGCTATCTTCGCAAGGTGCTGGGCGGTGGTCAGGGCGGCTCGCCGGGGGTGGTCAATGTTCGGCCTCCGAAAGCGCGCCGCAACACCGATGGCGCGCCGTCTGGGTATCGGTTCAATGGGGAAAATCTGGAGCCTATTCCCGGTGGTCCCGCCGATCCGTCGACTGCAACGGCTCGCAATGTCCAGAGCAACCGCAAGGCCGAATCCGAGTTCCGTAAGGAGTTCAACGGACTACCACAGGTCAAGACGTTCAACACCGCGCGTCAGCAGTTCGGCACGCTCCGGGATCTGTCTCGCAAGCCCAATCCGACGCCGCAGGACGATATTGCCATGGTGTTCGGCTACATGAAGACGCTAGATCCGTCTTCTGTGGTCCGTGAAGGCGAGTTTGCACAGGCGCAGAACGCAGGTAGCGTTCCTGACAACGTTCAGAACCTCTACAACCGCGTACTTGGTGGCCAGCGCCTCAACGCAAAGCAGCGCAAGGAAATGGTCAACACCGCATACGTGAATTACAAGCAGTATCGCGCGGCTTATAACGAAACGGCAGAGCAGTATCGCGGGTATGCCAAGGACAACGGTATTGCCGCCGATCGTGTGGCACGTACCTACACGCCGAACATCGTCAAGGGTTCGCGTCAGGCGGCACCGGCGGCACAGGGGCGCATCTCGCCAACCATTCGCAGGATCAACTAATGGCAGGCAACCAGTACGAAATCACCGCCAAGGATGGCAGCAAGTATCAGATCAATGCGAATGATGACGCCGAGGCACAGCGCCTTGAAACGTATATCAACGGGCAGATCGATGCAGGCCAGAAAGACCCTACCCAGTGGAAGCCCGAGAACGCGGAAGTTCTACCTGCGCAGGTCGATCCTAACGCGCGCCCCGTGTCCGAGGTGCAGGGCTTCACGGAGGGCGTTACCGACGTTCTGAACAACGCGGCGAGCTATGTCGAAACCGGGCTGGACAAGGTTGGCGGCGTTCTTGGCCTTGGCGATCTGGGGCAGAAGCTCAACAGCTTTGGTCCGTCGATTGGCCTTGCAGGCTCTGTTGCTGATGCCGAGAAGGCACAGGACGCGCAGCTTGCAGCCAGTCCCAACCAAAGCGGGCAGGCAGGCTATTTCGCCGGTCAGGTGGCTGGTACGTTGCCGCTGTCTGCGCTCCCCGGCGGCGTGCTGGCTCAGGGCGCGGCTGGCGGTGCGTTGCTGTCCGAGTCCGATACGGCGGGAGGCATTGCGGGCGATGCGCTGCTAGGGGCTGTCGGTGGCAAGGTTGGGCAGGCGGCGTTTAGTGGGGCGGCTAAACTGGCGGCTCCTGTGTTGTCTGATACGATGCAGACGCTTGTAAGGGCTGGAGCGCGTGCAACGCCGGGTCAGTTAGCCCGCAGTGGCACGGGTCTAGGCAATCGGATCATGGCGGCGGCGGAAGATCGTGCATCCAGCCTGCCCGGTGTTGGTGACATGATCACCGCCGACCGCGTAGCAGCTAATCAGTCTTTTAATGCCGCCGCGATCAATCGCGCGCTTGAGCCTATCGGCGCCAAACTTCCCGATGGTGTGCAGGCAGGACGGCGAGCAATCCGCTTTGCTGGTGATACCCTATCGGCCAAATATGATGAATTGCTGCCGGGTCTGCGCGCTACTGGTGACGATCAGTTCGCCAGCGACCTAGCATCTATCCATGATGAAGCTGCCTCCATGCTGCCAGAGCGCACGCGACAGTTCGATAATATTCTACGAAGTCTGGACCGCTACTGGCAGGATGGCGTAAATCTTGACGGCGAGGCGTTGAAGGCCATCGAAACCCGTATTGGTGAAAAGTCGCGTCGCTTTGCTAAAAGTCAGGACGCCGATCAGCAGGAACTTGGTGACGCGCTTGAGTCCGTGCTATCGGCCGTTCGGGAACTGGCGGCGCGGCAGAACCCCGAGAAGGCCACGCAGCTACGCGCAATTAATCAGGGCTGGGCAAGTCTTACTCAGGTCGAGCGCGCGGGACTGACGACCAAAGGCGAGTTTGGACCGGCTGGCTATTCGCAGGCAGTCCGGCGCAGCAGTGCCACGACGCGAAGCCGCGGCTATGCACGCGGTGAAGCCCTTAATCAAGATCTATCGGATGCTGCCAGCGAGGTGTTGCCATCTGAGATTCCAGATAGCGGCACCTCGGGTCGGTGGGCGCAGTCCAACCTATTGGGCCTAGCTGCTGGCGCTCTTGGCTCCATCCCCTATGCAGCAGCACGGGGGGTTGGCAGCGCAATGCAACGTCAGTCTAATATTTCACCCGAACTGGCGCGGCTGCTTCAATATGGTGCGCAAGGTGCGCCCGTAGCAGCGCCCGCACTGATACAAAACTTGCGCAGCCAATGATCGGATGCGCGCCCGGTTCGCCTTCCACGCCACCACTAGCGCAGCGTTGGTTCCAGTGACCAGCATTATAGACGTTGGATCAGCCATGCGCTATGGTACCATGATACCCGAGGAACAGCAAAATGTTTGGTAACAATCCGACACTCCGGTTCCCTGGGAACCTTATGCAAGTCCGCAGCATCAATGAGCTGCGCGGCGTTTCACCGTATGAAATGAACGACGAAGCGGCAATCCTAGTAACGGGGTCTGGTCTGTTTACGTTCGACGCGAGTTCGCTTGCCAATGACAACGGCAAAACCGTCATCCGCCCCGATGGCTTCACGCCGTTGCAGTCGGGTCGCTGGGTTCAGTCCGGTGCGCAGACGGCTGAAAATACGTTTGCCAGCGTGGCGCTGTTGCAGGCTTCGGGCTTGTCAGTGGCCTATCTGGTGGGCGATCCTGTCGAACCCGATGGACTGTTTACAGGCCCCCCCGGCGCGCTTGCGCGACAGAAAGCGGACGGCATTAGTACGTCGCGGGGTCCGAATGTCGACCAGTCGCTTGTCACTATCTTCGACCGTGGCTCGGGCACCTCCAGCGTCATGGAAAAGACCTTGGAGCGTGCTGGCGCAGTCGGCAACAATGACGCAGACGATTTTCAGGCGATGCAGGACGCGCTTTCGGAAATCGAGTTCAACGTACAGTTTGAGACATACGCATCAAATACGCCGTTTCTTGGTGCTGGCGAGCTGGTTTGGCCGCAGGGCGTTTTCCTTTCGTCTGATGCGCTGAAGCTGACGCGCAGCCTCCGCATTCGTGGCGAGGGCAATGCCGAATATTCAAGTGGCGCGCGTATCCAGCAGCAGACCCCCGGCAAGGATCTGTTTCGCATGGAGCCGATCGCACAGGGCGCATCACTTAGCTTGGCGAATCTTGTCCTTCGCGCTAATGGCGGCGGTGGCCTTAGCGGCGGCTCGCTTATTCGCGTCACCAATGCAACCGGTAAGTGCAACACCATCCGCATAGATCAGGTTCTGTTCGGCACTCCACAGCGTTATGCCGTCAATATCGACAGCGCAGACGATGTGATTAGCTCGCGGTGCCTTTACGATGTTTCGGCGCTAGGCGCGGTGCAGTTGGGTTCGGCAAGTGGCTCGGTGACGCGGTATCTTTCGACGGGCGACAGGTTCTTTGCCATCTATGGCACCTGCGTCGAGGTGTATAATGGTCGAACGGTGCAGTTCCAGAACCCGCAGGTTTATGGCAACGAAGACGCTGCTGGCAACCCAACCGGAAGCCGCACACCGTTGTTCTTGGACGGGTACAATAACAACGCGATCAAGCTACACAGCGTTGGCATTTACAACGGAAGCTTCCAGGCGGTTAATCAGTTGGTAGCTATCGGGAACGGTGGTCTGTCTGAAGAAGTCGTTCGTGACTTTGCCTTTATCGGTAACAATGGCCGATTCCTTGGCGCTGGCGATACGTCGCTGCCAGCCATTGATCTCCATGGGACTATCAGCGGCTCTCGGATTATCGGGAACACCCTGACTGGTTCTTATGGTTCGCAGCCATTCATTAGCGATGCTGCTGCTGCCGTCACCGGCGCTGTCATCACCGATAACTTCATGACCAACACGGGCGGCGGTGGTCCTGCCATGCTGACGGGTAATTCATCCGGCGTTATTGCCAACAATGGCGCCGCTAGCTTCGCACAAAACAGCGTCGGGCATCGCTGGGTAACGAGCGGCAGTGCCGTATCTCCAGGGGCCGTGGCTGCTGGAGCCGCTGTAGAATTGACGTTCCCGGTCGTTGGAGCGCTGGCTGGAGATTCGGCTAAGGTCGATCCTGCTGGCGGCGTTGCATTGGCTCCTGACGGCATCAACGTAACATCGTATGTCACAGCCGGGACGCTGCATGTTCGGTACTACAATCATACCGCAGCATCTATTACTGTTCCATCGCACGACATATCCGCACGTGTAACAAGGTAGGAGGAATTTATGGAAGCGTTTCTGGCGAATATGCGTAGGGTGATTGAAACTGCCCCCGACGGTGAGACTGCCCGTTTTATGCGAGCTGCATTGGCTGACTTGCAGGCGCGCAACATTAAGACGCCCACTTTTTAATCTGGAGTAGACACATGGCCGATAAAACGAAAAAGCCGCAGCCGCCGATTAAGCCGAACAGCGAATCGGCATCGACGCAGCGTAGTGGTGGGCACGGTCCGACTGTGCCGCCGAAGTAATGTCCGGCGAGGCGCTGATCTATTTGGGGCTATGCTTAGGGGCGGTGATGTTTGCCGTTCATGCCCCGGTAGGTCAGCGCCTTGCTGCATTCGTGCTTGCGGGCGGGTTGCTGCTTAACTGGTGCTTCGTCGAATGGACTTACGCCGCCGCCTCGCCACAAGCATGGCTGAGAGCGCAGGGCGTTCCTACATCGGCTGTAGACCTGTGGACGATCGCCGATCTGTCTGTGGGCGTCTTGGCCCTAGTGACGGGGCGTTTCCGCTGGTGGGGCTGGGCCGTCTATATGCTTTGCATGACACAAATCGGAATGCATTCATCTCGGGGTCAATTGTCAGACGAAAATTACACCTTTTGGCTGGACAAAATGCTATTAGCACAGGTGGCGGTGTTTTTGCTGCTAGGAGGTAAAGGTGTTTCAGATCGGTTGCGTAGTCTGCTTGGCCTTTATCGGTTGGAGCGCACTTCCCCACAAGCCTTGGGAAATGTTAGCAAGGTGGCTAGGTCGTAATGGATGAAGATAGCCGTCGCATCATTCTTATCGCTATGGCAGCTATAGGCGGCGCCATTGTGTCAGTCTGGTCCCTCCCATGGAAAGCGATGCATTGGCGAGAGATTGCCTTTGCTCTAGTCGTCGGCACGTTCTTTGGTGTCTTTGGCGTTCCTCTGGTGGTGGCTGATATGTTCCACGTCGATATCACTCCTATACGAGTCGCTTGCGGCACGACATTCTTTGGCTCGGCGTTCGGCATCGGCCTTATGCCACTGATACGTAAGAAGCTCATTCTCATGCTCGGCCTGAAGGGGGAGACGGAATGATCTTTTGGGATATTCTCAATTCATTAGGCCGCGTGTTGCTAACATGTGTGTCCGTCATTCTGATAACCAAATATCGCCATATGACGATCGCTGTCGAGCGGGTTGGACTGGCGATGGCTGGATCTGGCAGCTTTCTGACCGTAGCGATTATCTGGGAGCGCAACGGTAGCCCGTTTGAAGGCTGGTCGATAACCCTTCTTACCTACGGCGTCGTGCTGTTCCTCAGTGGAGCGGCTTACCGCAAATGGCGGCATGACCGCGCCAATGCGCAGATGGCGGCGATGAATGGGCGTTGGAAAGAAGATAGGAGCCGGGGATGACACGCGCAGAGCTATTCGTTGACGCCCGCCGCTATGCCCCCGGCAACCGCTTTACGCCTGCTATGGTGACGGCTCTGGACGATCTGGCGGATATGTTCGGCTTGCCACGTGGCGGCGATGCTGAAGGCTGGTTGCCGTTCGCTTTGACGCTTATCAAGAAATTCGAGGGCTGCAAGCTGACGGCATACCCGGATCCGGGTACTGGCGGGAAGCCTATAACGATAGGCTGGGGGTCAACGTCAGACCCGCAGGGACGCCCTATCAGCATGGGCGCTACGTGGACGCAGGGACAAGCTGACGCACGTCTGGCGGCGCATGTGCTGGAATTCGCGGCAGGCGTGGACAAGGCGCTCGATGGGGCGCCTGCTACTGCCATGCAGAAGGGTGCCATGGTATCGCTGGCCTATAACATCGGCGTAGGTGCCTTCACCGGATCCACGTTGCTGAAGAAGCACAAGGCGGCGGACTATGACGGTGCAGCCGCGCAATTCCCCGCCTGGAACAAGTCAGGCGGGCGCGTGATGCAGGGGTTGGTCAATCGCCGGGCGAGCGAGATGCGTGTGTATAAGGGGCTGCCGCTGTGACAGACCGCCGCGACGGAACATGGGTGCCAACCGACAAGCCTCGCAATCCCTGGCCTCGCCGTATGTTTATATCGCCATACGTGCGCCCCTATCGCCTCGATACCGCAGACTGGGAGCGCATGCCATGACT